ACAGCCGCCCCTTTTGGTTTGAGGATCATTTTACTAAGTCTATAGTCTCTTTTTATTTATCTTTTTTCTTTGATGCGTCTTTCAGCATCTTCTGAAGATCTGCTGTACTACCAACAAAGAGAGCATTGGTCACGTTGGTTGGTCCACTCTTCTTCTCTTCTCTGACAGACTTCTTGTCTTTCTGAAGTGTCATCAGTTTGTCAGCAACGTCACCGACATGCTTGATCAACTGTCCAGCAACTTCGTATGCTCTAGGATGATCAGAAGACATTGCCAGGTCAAGAGCGCCGTTGATAGCTTCTTGTCCTTTGTCCACCAACAGGTATAGATTGGATCTGGCGTATTCATAGTCACTCTCTACGTCATCCTTATCTTCTTTGATTGGAGGTTTCTTTGCCTTTACCTCCTCCTGTGGTGCTACAATATCTGCAGTAGTTTCAAATACTTCGTCTAGTCCTTCAAAATTATCCATAGAAACTTGTCAACTCATTAAATCCAAAGTCATCGCCCGAGGTGAGCAGATCGTCATCATCAGTGTTAATCAGATCAACTGGTGTACCAGATGTTGCCGCCGCAGCAGACGTACCATTTTGTGCCCTGCGAACCGTCAACTTATTAGTATCTGGTTTGCTCTTGACATACATAACCTCATTCCCAATTTCAATGTAGGACTGAAGTGGGATGTTGGTAGAATCTAAGACTTCGATAGTCAATGCCTTGGAAGTAATATCTGCAGCAAGTTCTGTTGCACCGTCCTTGTTTTGATCGCTGAGTGCCTTTGGAGTAACCTGATAAGATACTTGTCTGGTGGCAGTAAGATCGACATCTGTATAGTAATCGACCTTTGCTTTCTTGATGGGACTTGCAGTTCCAACAGGACCAAAGATGTATGCCTTAGCAGTAAATGTTAGAGTGAACAGAGTGAGTTTTCTGTCGTCAAAGTTTCCTTCGTAGTCATCCGTATATGAAATACTATTCAAGACGATAGGGACATCTCTGAAGTCATTCATCTCATCAACCAACTTCAGGGTGATGTTGTAGGATGGTTGGAAGACTGGGAGAATCTGTTCGACGATCTCTAATGCTTCGTCGTTGGTTTTTGAGATAACGTTCAACTCAAAGTCAACGTTATATGGTACGGGAGTATACTGCTTCTTGATGGCATTGGCACCATCGGGTTTAAGCGTCAGAGTGATGGGGCTGAGTTTCCTTGCACCATCATAGGATACCCCAGTCATCTCAAAAGAAAGACGGGGGACTGTGATTGCAACTTTTTTGTTGAGATCTGCTTGCTCAGTAAGACGTGCTAAAAACTTTTGGCGAGGTCCATATGCCAGAGGCACCTTCATTCTGCTGTAGACGCTACCGTCTGCGTTCTCCTTACGGACTTCGATGTTATTGAAAAGTGTACCAAATCCAATGACGCACTTTCTAATAATTTTGTTATATGTATATGTCCCTAACATATCAAGTTGCTACTCCAAATGGATTTGTTTCAGTGAAATCAATAATGTCGTCAGCTAGTTCTTCAAACTCGACATTTTCATAGTATTTAGTATCTGTGCTTGCCATCTCATTTCTGCTTTCCAGAATGATGGTGGCACCAGAGTTGCTCCCCATGATGGTCTCACCAATGTTGAATGATGCCGTTGGAGACTTGAGTTTGATCCAACCTTCGACAGCATCCCACTCAACCAAGTTTGCGACAGCACCAGTAGTTCCACCAGTTACAGATTCTGGAACTTTGAATGCACCAGTGATACCCGCAGGAGCAGCGGATAGAGTTGTAGATGCAGTGGTGTATCCACTACCTGCTGCATCAACGTCAATAATTTTTACTGACTTATATTCAGATCCACCGTTGACAATATTGATAGACTTAAGAACTCCGTTCTCAAAAGTGGGAACGAGGTTTGCTGCAACGCCACCACTATCAGGACTGCTGACTACAAGAGTTGTTCTGTCTTCGTCATATCCTGCACCACCATCAACAATCTGAACAGATCTAATTTCTCCTTCTTTCACCACAGATCTGATTACTGCGGTCTTTGTTGGGGATCCACCAGACAGTGTGATGTTTGCTAGGTATGCTGTTGCTGTAGCACCAGTACCATCACCAGTGATAGTTACTGTAGGTGCTTCGTTGTACTTGGATCCTGGGTTTGTCACCAAGATTTGAGATACTGCACCACCTTCCAGAATCGTGCTTGCTGTAGCATTGGTTCCAGGATTTGTGACGTAGTAGTATTTGACTGTGTATCCAGTATCGATAAGTTCTTCGTCTCCTTCAAAGAAGTCACCCTGCTCATCCTGATACTCAAAGAGTTCACACTTGAGTTTGTAGACATAACCCTTACCGAGCTGGTAGAATGGTTCTTCGTGCTCTACAAACTTAATTTCAAAATAGTTATTGCTCAGAGGGAAATAGATTAGATCTCCTTCTTGTGGTCTTTCTCCAACTTCAACATCAGTATCGAGAAGGAGGAACTGGGAGATGAGATCAGAAAATCTTTGCTGCGAGATGACCATTGTGATCTCGTCAGTCTGTCTGATACCAAACTTAGTCAGAAGATCTCCACCACCTTGGAACCCTTCATTGTTTTCTAAGTATGCTTCAATCACATAGGAATCGTCAAACTCAGATATGACTTCTTCATTGAAGATGCCATCCTTTTGTACAAGTTTTCTTGGAATGTACAGGATGTCCATTCCAAACATCTTAAGATACTCCTCCACAATATTTTGTTGGAGGAATTGTTCGTTGCGAGTTCCGTGTGTGAAGTATACGTTTCTCATCCGATCATATCCATTGGTGGGATTTCATAACTAGAAAGCATTTCGTCCTCAAGTTTCTGGACCGCTTCTTTACCTTCGTTGTAAATGAATTCACCATTCATAGTGATGCCACCAGGGAGTTGAGCACCTTGGAACTTAATCAGGTTTGCACCCCACTGACGGCGGATCAGAGCAGTAAGATAACGCTTTACCCATGGATCGTTATATACTGCAGTAAAGTCTGTTGGGTCAACTGCACGATAGCAATCAAGAACTAAGTAATCACCATCAGCAATATCTTCTTGGAAGTCGATGTCAAGATACAGACGATCTCCACGCATCTGCCATCTCAACTGCTTCTGACCTTCTAACAGGAAGTAGATATCTTCCAGTCTGCGGTTGACCATCTCATATGTTAGAATCTCCGTATTGGTCAGATCCCAGAGATCATTCAGTCTCCACTGATAGCGAACGTCAAACAGGTTTGTTGTATTCTTAGAAACAAAATCAAAGACTTTGATTACGCTAGTGACATAATCTGGAAGTTTGATATAATTGTTCTGTGTCTTATATGTGATACTATCGTTACCACTGGTAGCATTTGTAACTGTAGTATCAGTATCTGTTGTCATTCTATCGATGACAACTTGACTAAATGGAACTTTCAGGAAGGTTCTGATATAACCATCCATGTGGCGCTCATTGTAATACTGAATAGCATCATCGACTAGATCGTCGATCTGATCATCATCAACGTTGATTTCTAATACAGGAGCACCGAGTTGACGCAGAGCGTAATCAATCAGTTCCTGCCTGGTGCTAGGTTGTGCCATGTTGTCTTAGGATGGATTGACGTTGAATCTAATTCTCACATAATATGTAGTGTTTGGATCAAGAGTTACACCACCAGGGAGTGTATATGAAGTCAAGTTGACCGTGTTTCCAAGAGACTGGTGTACGATAGTTGTAAACGTATTTGCTCCAGAGAACTGCCAATCACTAGAGGTATGTACATAACCATTAATGATTTGTGCTGGGTCAACATTGATTGTTGGGTTGAACGCTGGTGTGATTGTTTGGATCTCTGGTTGATCAACAATAGGAGTTGTGAAATTGACTGCAGCAGTGTAAGCACTTTCCAGTCCAGCATTATCTCTGAACTTAACCTGAACATTGTAAGTTGTGTTGAAGTCTAGAGTTCCACCTGGGACAGTAAATGATGTCAGGTTTCCAGTATCTCCATTTGCAAAAGTTCCAGATGTATCGTATACTGTAACGTTATCGGATACTCTTCTGATTCTCCAGAAACTGGAGAAGTGTGTTGATCCAGTATATTCTGGAACAAATGCAGAAGTGTTGATAACTGGAGTTCTATTGAATGCGAGGTTTGTATCTGGGTCAATGGTAGGAGTTACTGTTGTTGGGGGAGATACAAATTCAGATTCATTTACTGTGAGAGTTGCTGCAGCAGAAGTAACGGAAGTTGCTGCTACGTTAGAGAGAACACAGCGGAACTGCTCAGATGGTGTTGTTGGGAAAACTGTTGTTGGAGTTGTATAGGATGCACCATTTGCTCCATTGATGTTGTTCCAATTGGATCCACCATCTGTAGATTTCTGCCATTGGTAACTTACTACGTCACTGGTGATGCCTGCAGCGATGGAGAAGGTTGCTTGATTTCCTTCAATGACAGAAGTGTTCTGTGGTTGTGCAATAATTGTAATTACTCTAAGAACTGAGAGTAATGCAAAACTAGAATCAATGTCACCAGCAGATCCTACAAGAGAAACTCTACAGAGATATCTATCATCATTATCATTGGAATAGACTAGTGCTGGTGTTGTGTAAGATGCGTTAGTTGCACCTACAACATCCGCATAGTTTGCACCGCCATCATCAGATCTCCTCCACTGATATGTTGGAGTTCCACTACTACTAGATGTGGTTACGCTAAAGGTTGCAGTTCCACCCTCATTGCCAGTTTGGTTTGCTGGTTGAGAATCAATCGTAAATGTTCTTTGAACTGTAAGAGTTGCTCCATTTGTGTATACTGGAGATACTGCTCCAACGGCATCAATCTCACAACGATAGACATCACTATTATCATCAGCATATGTCAACGTTCCTGTTGTATAACTAGGAGAAGTTGCCCCAACAACGGTTGTCCAAGTCATTCCACCGTTATCAGAACGCTCCCACTGATAAGTTACAGATGGTTCATGATCTGACATGAGACCCAATCCAGGTCCAGTGCCCGCTTCGTTCCCACCACCTCCAGATGGAGTTACCCAAGATTCTGTATCAAACGAAGAAGATGCTGCATTACCGCCAATAGGTGTCAGCGTTACATCTCCAAGAGTTGTGAACGTAGCAGTTGCATTTTCATTGACTGTTGCATTTTGTGGTTGAGTTACAACCACTGGAGTTACTGTTTCTACCTGAAGAGTAGCAGCATTGGTTGGAGTTGTTGTTGCTCCAGGAGCAGACAGTAAACAACGGTATTGATATCCATCTTCAGTACCAGTTAACGTTGCTGTTGTGTAAGTGTCAGTCGTTTCACCCGTTCCATCGGTGACGTTCGACCAGTTTGCACCACTATCAATCGAGAACTGCCATTGGAATGTGATATCCCCAGCATCATTGTCTGAGGTTGTTCCTGCAGTTGTGAAGGTTCTAGTACCACCAACAGATCCAGTCTCATTTACTGGTTGAGTAGTAACTGTAATTGTTCTAGTTACTAAGTTTCTAGCAGCACTGGATGTTGCATCTGTTGCACCAGATACACTAATTACACACCTATAATAATCACCAAAGTCATTATCATAAGAAGTTGTACCAGTCGTATAGGATGCGTTTGTTGCTCCAGAGATAGGTGTGTAAGACACATTGTCTTCGGAAGTTTGCCATTGGTAGGCAAGTGTTGCTGCATCCAATGTAGAAGCGGTAACACTAAATGTAGCTGGAGCAGGTGCTACTGGGAATTGATTTGTTGGTTGATTACTAATTGTAATTGTTCTGAATACTGTAAGCGTTACAGCATTTGTTGTGGATGGAGATACTGCCGTTGCTGTGTCAAGAACACAACGGAATTGGTATCCATTTTTAGCGAAGTCATCATCAACTGTTAATGTGTTTGTGGTTGCTCCACTATATCCACCACCGTTGGAAACGTTGCTCCAGTTTACTCCACTGTTTGTTGAGACTTCCCACTGGAAAGTGATCGTAGATGCATCAGAACTTGTGCCTAAAACTGGACCAAAGGATGCAGTGCCTCCAGATCCAGATTCTACGGAATCATCCGATGGTTGCTGAGTAATTGTTACAAGAACTCCAGTTCCAATTGTAGTGAGACTGTAGTTTCTGGATACGTTAGCACTGGTTTCAGTTACTGTAAAGTTGAAGGTTGTATCGATATAGTCTGACGTTACAGTTCCAGAAAGAACACCAGTGTTCGCACCAATGCTCAACCCCGATGCTGTAATGTTGTCACCAGTTACTGTGTACCTTTCGTAGAATGGTTCGTTAGCAAATGTAGTTGCTGTAGAGAGACCGAGGTCAATATTTACTGTTGCACCATTTGCAAATCCTCCACTGCTAACATCTCCAGCTGGAGTGGCGAAGGTTGTTACTACATCAATGTATGGATAGAACGCACCTCTGTTTACAGTTTTAATTGCAGCAGTGCTAGACAGATCAAAGTCAACACCAGAATCTACTGGGTAGTATTTGATGTTTGTGTATGATCCAGTCCCCTGTGCTTCCTGTGCGTCGGTTTGGGATCTGAGTGTTGTTCCAGAGAAGACTACGCCATCAATACTTTCGTGGGTGAGTTCATCCTCTTTAATGAGGGCAAGGTAGTTATTTGTTCCACCACCAGTTGTTGTATTGATTGGTGTGTTTGCCGTCTGGATTGTAATTGTATTATTGACAGCACTCTCTGCTTGAATAGTAAACCAACCATTGGATGCCTCTGTACCGAGGTTGATACCTGCAATGATCAGGGATGTAGAACCAGTTCTCAACTGAACTTTTTTACCAACATTTCCAAGGAAGTGTGATGCATCTGCAGAGTTGAAACTGACACTTACAAAGTTAGATCCACTATTAAATTCAAATGGATTATCTGGAAGTCTCCTTTCTTCAATGCTGTTTACTGGATATAAACTGTGAGTACCTTTGATGATGTCACCAGTAGGTCCAGTAGTTCTGATGAAAGATTTTGAAAGTCCCGTAAGACCGTTTGTTGCTCTTGTGTAACCATTCGCTGCTGTCCAGGAGGCAAGAATACCAGTTACAATAGGACAAGAGAACGATGTACCATTGATGGTATCGTAGTTCGCTGTACTTGTGTAGGAAGTGTTTGTTGTCCAGTTCCACTCTGGCAATAGAATCTTTGCACCAGGAGCAACCGTAGTACAACCAGAACCATAGTTGGAGAAGTCTGCCCAACGGTCGTTGTATTCGGTAGCACCAACGGTAACTTTATTCTGGTCTACATCAACAGTGTTGACATCACCATCACTGTATCCAGCAGTTCTTGCACCTGCAACCATTCTTGTCTGCAATGGTCCTGCAAACTCACTAGAAGAATCAATAAAACCATTACCCGCAGAACGGGAAATCATCACATTATATGTACCAACGATTGTGCTCTCAATATCATCGAGCATCTCTTCATCAGTACCAGTGTCATTACCAGCATCATTCAGTTCAACATATGGATAACTTCCAGATGGGATAGTTGGACCAAATGAAGAGTTGATGATTGCAGGTCTAGTATCACCTTTGTAGTTTGCATCAGCAGGATCGTTGTGATCAATAACTGCCTGATATGCACTCAGGATGTCGGTGTATGTTCCAGAGAGGGAACTGTTAAATGCCTTGAGGGCATAGATCTTTGCCTTTCTAGAAACACCAGCAGTTCTACCAGCAGAGAGGATAGCACAATATGTTCCGTGACCATTGTCATCTTCGTTGGTGCTTCCAAGTCCACTGAAGTGACTTAGTTCATATACTCTATAGTTCTGTTGCTCAGAAAGACCATTCAGATCAGCAACGTTATCTGGATCAAAAAGTTCTGGGTGGAGTGATGCGTTAGTTCCTGTTGGTCTGCTAGCACCACGGACACCACTATCAATAACATAGATGTCTACACCATCACCGTCTTCGGTATAACTAAACTGTCTGTTAAGGTATTGACGATCTTGCTTGGTAATTCTATCAAGGTGCCACATATCGTGGACGTTGATGGTTCCATATCTATTAGGAGATGTCTGATATCTACCCATTCCAGAATGAGTAGAGCAGTAGTAATACAGAATAGATGGGACAGTGTTACCAATGGTGATCCTAGTATACGATCCTGCCTGACCAGGAGTACCATTTACGGTAACGCCCGCTGTAGATTCTACGCCGCCAGTGTGAGTTCCGTCTGGAGTTTCAGAAAATCTAAATGGGTGTCCTGTATTAGAACTATCGGATGTATCAAAGGTATACGTACCACCCTGCAGGAATCCTGTAAAGTTTGAGTATCTAGCAAAAGGACCTGATGGGTTTAATCCAAGAACAAAATAGTCATTGCCACTGATGTTTTGTACCTGTACATATACAGTACCAGATCCAGCAGTTGTGATATTTCTTGTGCTTCTTGTTGCATCTCCCTGTGCTTCCTCTACTGCCTCAGCGTCTCCATCCGTGTCTACAGTTAAGGTAGCAGTTTCAACTGGATTGCATGAGAACTTTTCCCCATCCCATGTTGCTCTAGTTACATAATGAAGCGAATCCAAACCAATAATCGCTTCATCCTCCTTTCCCTCCGCAACGTCGAAAGTGAGGATGCCAAAACTTCTAAACTTTTGTACAAAGGTAAGATAACTGAACTTAGCAAGGATAGCACTTTTTGCTCTTTCTAGTTCGTAATTATCAGATACCCTGACTACTACCCTTTTCATTCGTGTCAGTCACAATAGTCCTTCAGGAGTATTTATACTATTGTGATTGGAAGAATTCTATTAGTCTCTTTTCCATCTGTTGGAAATAAATTCCATCAGATACAAAGTTTGCAATGATGCGGATAGATCCATTTCTAGTCTTCGTTAAGGACAATCCAGCATTCATGAATGCTTCCATACTGAGATCTCCATTGGCATCCATGTATTTTTCCTGTGGATCCATGGATAAGAAGAGATCATCGCATCTATATGATGTTATATATTTACGTTCGAGAAGTTGCTCTGCAACCATCTTAAGGCAAAACTCAATGTGAGGTGTCAACGAAAACAGATCATCTCTTTTAATAATCTCCACAACCTTACTCATTGCTTTGATTCCAGTCATGGTTGGTTGCCAAGTATGACCGAACTCCCAGTCTTTATTTTTAATCACATCGCCAACTTTCTTATTGGCAACAGAACATCCTAAAGGAGTATATCCAGCAGTCAGAGACTTACCGAGTGCTGCGATATCTGGTTGAACTCCATACTTCTGCCACCCATGCCAGTTGCCAGACTTGCCCCAGCAACATGCCACGTCATCTACGATCATCAGTACATTCTCTTGATCACAAAGATGACGTACCATCTTCCACCAGGAAGGTGACCATGGTATACCACCCTTTAACCAAGGAAGAGTTTCCATGACAACACATCCAACCTTACCTCTGTATGTTTTGAGTAAGAGTTGTAGATATTTGAATGACTTCCTCTCAGCAGATACTTGATCTTCTTTCTTCTTCCAAAGAGGTGTCGGTACTTTTTTAATTCGCTTTACATAGTTGTCATCATCACCCATTGCACGACAGAGAAATGTCGTACCATGAAAACTAGGAGTGAATGTGACAATGATATTTTCTGGGTTTCCCCAATACTGATCGTTCATCTTGATCGCAGATTCTACTGCAGATGAACCAGAAATTGCCCAGGATAAAACATCCCAGTTACCAGTCTCACAAACATGCTGAACCATTTCCTGTGCTAACTCACAGGTTTCTCCCCTGTTACCTCTAACAAAGTTGACATCAGAATCAATAGAACTGAGTATCTCTTTGTTTCCATAACCCAAAATATAAGCGGAGTTTCCAGACTGCACATCGAGTAAACGAGTGCCATCGGAATACTCCACCCAATACTTTTCTGTTTTAGTTACAATTTTATCAAGTTGACCGTTGGTCCACGCTCTAAGTTCAGACGGCATTACTAGGTAGTTTCATCTCAATATCTTTATTTAATCTACTAGCGGCAGGCGCTAATGGTTTTGTAAAGATTAAATCATGTTTGTCGCTAAAGGTAAATCTTGTTCTGACATGAGTGTCATCTCCTTCAACAACAAGACTATAGTTCCATCCATATCCAGTTTTTGCCATAGAGATTCCGAGAATTTTTCTACCCTCGTATAAATCTCCAGTAATATAAGGACAAGTATCCATTGTCCCATCAAAACGTTCGTGGTTAATACTAGAATTTAGGTGTTCTAGTTTCCTTGCTTCACTCGACTTTGGCATTAGTTAATCTCCAGAGTTGAAAGTGGATCTGCTTCTCCAAAATTTCCATATGGAAATATATTAAAGGATATTGTATATCTCATACTATTTAATACATTCTTCGCAGTTTCATGTTGTAGATAACTTGGAAACAATAAAAGATCTCCTTGTTGTGGTCTGACAATAAAGTCATCAACATTATAAAAGTTCGGACACTTTATATCTGGTACAATTGTTTTTGGCACAGGGTTGAAAAATCTTATAGGCGCATAATCTATATCCTGTGGATAGTATGCTCCAGATATAAAACTGTTTGGATGATTATGTCTGTGTATGTTCTGATCGTTTTTGCACCCAGTTGCCCACATTGATGTTATCTTGGGACTTATATTTTTATACTGGAAAAAATCATCAAAACAAAATTTAACAGCATCTAAGAATTTTTCTCTCAGATGGATAAAGTTTTGATCCTTATGAAGATCAGTTTTTGACAGACAAAAACCATCCCTTTCGTTCAGAACACTTTCAATATTCTGAACTACTTTGGAATGGTCGGTGTCAATCCCACAGACTACGAGTGTTTGTGGGAACATACTAAAAACTTTCTTGATCATTCAGTTTCTACTTGTGCAGATTCTGTTTGCTTAAGGGTCATGTTCAGTGCTTCAATTGCTCCTTGAAGGCGGAGAACTTGATCTTTACGTGCTTTGAGTGCATCTTCAAGATCTGCAATAGCACCTTTTTGTTCTTTCAATTGTTCAGTGAAATCCTTCACCATTTCTTCTGTAGTCATAGTTAAAAATAATAACTGGTTTATTTAGAAGTGTTCTTCACCTTCATCTCCATAGTCTAGCACAATATTGCCAGCAACGCTAACTCTGGGTTTGTCGCAATTTTTAAATGGATATACAACATGTTTCACCCATGCTGGGAACATCAACATAGTACCTTCCATTGCTGGAGACACTGGGAAGAATCTAGTGTAATGAGAAAATGGATCTATAAATTCGGTAAATCCATGTTTTACTTTTCTTGGTTCCAAGTATGGTTCCGTCTGAAGTTGTTGCTCTATTGTGTATGGAACTTCCAAATATATGATAAAACTAAGAAGACCTGAATGTTGATGTAGCGGATTGTAAGATCCAGAATACATCTCATTTCTCCAGAGATCAGCAATTTTTACTTGAGTTCCCCATGGAGTATTATCCCTGATCTGTCGAAAAACTGGTTGGTCACCACACTTCTCTAAAAATCTGTTACTAACATTAAGACAATGCTCTACAAATTTAGGACACTCAGTGGTATCTAATTTATACTCATCAGGAAATACTCCTACAAGCTTTTCAACATGAGTGGCACCTTTCTTTGCATTCTTAATCTCTTGGAATACATCTACTGGCAATTCATTAACGAGAAGGACTGGACCATCCCATGATACTTTTCCTCTAATCATCACGAAATAAGTTTATAGTTTGGTTTGATGTTTTGGTCTGGATGATCTTCCCATCCCTGTTCAGTTAGAACGTCCATTGCGATAGATATTCTTTCTTTTGAATGATTATGTACATCAGTCCAGTGAACTAAATGATTGGGAAACATAGTTAAATATCCCACTTCATTTGGGAATGCTTTAACTAATTGCTTGTTGTATGGGTTTCCATAATATGTCGATGTTTCATTAGCAGAGATACAAACATGACCACCTAAAAAACTATCTCGATATGATGAATGCCAGTGTGGATGAATTTGCTCGCCAACTCTCATGACATTTGCCCAAGACTGAGAATAGAGAATGCATTCTCTATGGTTATATGTTTTTTCTTCCTGACAAGTTATACATGGAACAAACTCCCATTCTCCCTCGTCTTCCATATATGCACCTAGTCTTGCAGATGCAATATTAACGCGATCTCTAATTTTATTGACCCAAGGTTCATCCCATTCCCAAACACTAAATTGAGAAAATTTAGCAGTTAAACTTTGAGGACCTAATCCAGTTCCGCCATCATTAGTAACATCTCTAAACTGCTCAATGATTTCTTTTTCTCTACGAAGAACTGATTGTACAATATCCTTACATTCATCTTCTTCAAATATTTTCTCATACCAAAATGGAATGTTCCATTGTGGTGCAAAGGGATTTCTTCTTTTTTCAGACTTCCATTCAATCAGCATGATAAACGTTCCAACAAGCTAATCTAGATTCAGAGGATTGTGAGTTGCATGGTCCAACAGGAATTGCATTAAAACTTATTGACCATCTAGAATACTCAGCGGTATGGGGCAAGGTTCCATGTTTCAACCAACTTGGAAAGATGAGAAGTTTTCCTGGTTCTGGAATCATTCCCCATCCTTCTGGAGTTTTATTGGGATCTACACTGTAGAGTTTGATTAAACCTTCTCTACGTTGATATACTGGATCTTCAAACATTGTAGGAGATCCCTCAGTCAAGTAGAAAATCCCACTGATATACGACATTGGGTGAGTGTGAACTCCATGTTTTCCTTGCTTAAATGCTGGAGAATAGTTTCCCCAACAAATAGAGATATCAAACCGTTCACACTCATATTCATAGAAGGTCCTATACTCTTCTAAGCAAGCATTGAAAAAATCTGTAACTTCTTTAAATCTCTCATCTTTATGGAGAGTGTGTTTAGTCTGCCAAACTCTTCCAGGATTATCTGGATTTAAATTAGCATTGATAAAAGATTCTTCTTCTAGGTCAGAAACGATTTTGTCAAAATCAAAAGAGGACCTCCAACTATGAACCATAGTTGGAAAAATCGGATGGAGTTCCATATTAATAAAGTAACGAAATTGTCATTCTTGGGGTTTCGATATACTTGCCCTTTTCCATAAATGCTGTATGGAAATTTGCCCCCTCATATAGATTCAATCTATTAAATTTGAATTCTGCTAGGTGATATCTAATGTATTTAGAGTTCTCTACAATGGGTTGATATACGTCCATATCATACCTTGGGGGAGTAAATCCATACCGCGCTTTTCTATATGAACAAGCACTGGGAAAGAATCCTTCTTCTCCAGTTTCTTTCAGTCTATAGAATGCAGTTCCAGTTTCTCCATCCAATTCATGATTATAGTTCAAACAAAAGTTTGCTGCAACTGCGCCGTCATCGCAATGTGGCCAGTTTGATTGTTTGTAGACTTTTCTATCGCCGTAGATCCTTTGGAAGGAGTAACTTACATACCTACCACTGTATCCAAATTCTTTTGCTACCAGATTTTTAATATATTCTTCAATGGAAAAAATTTGGTATGACAGATAAGTTTGATATCCTGGATAGAATCCTCCTTTAGAATTCCACTGACATGGTAGAGAAGAAGGGTTTGGAATAAACTGCTGAGGAATGCTCAGCATAAATTCTCTTACTTTTTCTGGATACTTTAAAACATTGTCAATAGTGAGGACTAGGTTTTTGTGATTACCTACCTCTTGTCTAGTGACAAATAAATTTGAGTTTAGTTCAAATATACTATCGTCAAATTCAATTAATGTATCCTTCTGGTGTTGACTCATCTGGACTTAAACATACTTTCAAGTGACGCTTTAACTGCGCCTCAGTCATTATAGCAGACATCCCAAGTCTGTACCAGTTTCCTGTCGTCTCATTGACAGGAAGTCCATTGGATTCTTCCAAGAATTCTTCCATTGCAAGTTGAGAAAACTCCCATTCTGGTATGTTAAATGAATTTACAGTGGAAGAAAGCCACTCTGCACATGCAGAACAATTACCATCTACAAGAAATGTAAGTCTTTTTTGTTGTGCAGTCCCCCAAGACTGTGCTTCAGAAAAACTAGTATGTGTAATCATAATCCAATCTTAGTAACTTCTACTCGACCGTGGTTTGGTTGACCACCAACAGTGTTATTGCGGTTTGCTCCAGATGTTCCAACTGGATTTAATCCCCCATTATTAATAGATCCACCACCCTGACCACCATGATAGCTGGTGTATTGGACTTCACATCCGCCACCATTCCATCCACCACCGCCACCTCCAGAGATGAAGCAGTTGCCGTGACCACCACCGCCGCCACCAAATCCACCAAAGGAGTTGGCAGCATCATTTGCAGTTCCTCCCTGTGCCCCATCTAGATAAGATGCTCCCGCACGGGTTTCTGACCAAGTTGGGTTTGGGGTGTAGCTTGCAAGTCCTGCGTAGAATCCACCACCAGGGTTTCCTCTGGCGGATCCTGAGAGGGATCTATCGCCAGCATATCCACCAGATCCGCCACGACCACCAGCACCATTGGAAGCAATCTGAGAAGCATCACCATGCTTTCCGTCAGAACCTGTTCCAGTGTAGTTTGAAGCGTCTCCTCTTCCTTGAGAGTTGAAAGATTGATTACTTGCACCACCTCCGCCTGCAGCAATGACCAGAATATCACTTACTGAAGTTCCACCTTGCTTTACTACATAAGTACCGCCACCGCCACCAGTGTCACAATCATTGGTACTCAAATATCCTGCGGAACCGCAAAGAATTTCTAGTGTTTCTCCTTGCTCTAAGAAGAAGTCTCCACGAATGCGGGCACCACCACCGCCTACGCCAGTGGTATTTGTTCCTCCCTGTGCTCCGTATGCATCAAATCTCCACCAACCAGATGAAGGAACACTCCAAATTTGCTTACCGCCATTCAGGGTAACTTGACCGTTTAACTGACTGTTATTGTATGCAGAACCAATAGAACCCGCAGCGGTTCTACTTGAGGTAGTAAACAGGGATACAAAGGTAGCACTAAAAGGACTTGCTACAGATCCAATTGGGTGCCACTGTGGCGTCGCCCCAGCATAGATTTCTAAAACACCGAGATCGGTATTGAATCTTAAATCTCCAACTCTGGGGTTGCCAGGGCGCTGAGCACTCGTTCCAACTGGGATCTTAATCGCTCCAGTTGTATTGAAGTTGGGATTGCCACCAATATTTCCAGTGTTTAATGACATAGCTCTGTACTATTTCCTTTGTTATTTAGATTTAGAAACCGTCTTCTTTAGATCCTCTTTCGAGGAGTTCCCAAGCATACGATTCTGCAGAAGGTGGTTTGGGATACTTTTGTTTTACTGCAGAAACTTTTTGATTATATGAAGTCATTACAGTAGAATCTCCAAGAGACTGATGGTATAAAGCATCTCCAAGATCACCTGCACTAGGATACTCAGATTTACGCAACTCATAACATTCAGTCACCAAACCTCTAATCACCATTTCTCTCTGAACTTCGGGGAGTTCGGAGAGTGTGCTTTCATATGCATCTGGATCTTCTTTCCAACGTAAGTAATTGCTAGTATCCATTTTAGACCTCTACATATACGTTGGCATTCATAATTCTATGAGCTTCTGCTGAATATTCATATCCACAAGCGGGATCGCAAGTAGATCCAGTAGACCAACCTTGGTATCCACCGTGCTGACTCCAAGTCCAACTGAATGATCTATTGCAGTTATTACCTGTTGCACCATTGGTATCGGTCCAAGAGGTATGATTTACTTGTGCGTTTTGTGCAGTTCCAGACCCGTTTGGACCCCAGAATGCTGTATACTGAGTGCTATCGCAATAAGCACTAGATCCACTAGTGTAATAATGACTCCATCTAAAGTCATTGGATTGAGTACCAACAAACAAATAAGAATCGTTAACGCAATGTCTATTTACAAGACATCTCATACCCAACCAGTTACCACCAATTAACTGCTGAACAAAATCTTGAGGGCAGTTTGCAACTGGAGTATTTGTAGTCAAATAAGCAGATGTTAATTGACTTGTATTTTGTCCAGAACTTGGCCAATAATTCAAAGATTCTCTACCCCTCTGAATCAAAACTAATCCCTTATTAGCACTTGCATATGTGAAATTAGTGTATAGTTGTAATGGATAATTAGTACCATTTGGTCTATACCAATAATCCCCATCTGTAGTAATACCAGCTGCACTAAGTTCCGCTGCGTTAAGTGCGGGGTTTGCCTGAGATCCAAGATCTCCATATTCACTAACTACCATCCATCTAGCGCCAGTCCAAAACTTTACCGCTTTATTAGTTTCATCATACACAAGTTCCCCTGCATTTGCACTGGATGGAAGATTGGCTTGTGTATAGACTGGAAGTCTAAATCTATTATTGACAATAACGGAACCATTACCATCAGTAGTGATCATGTTTTGACCACTGAGATTCTGAATAGTATCTAACTTAAGAATAGATGCCATGTTATACTGTCTCCTCCGTTACTGTAATAGCAGATACCTCAATATCATGCATATCTGCTTGCATTCTTAAAACATCATCTAGAAATTCCTGAAAGTCAGATTCATCTAAACTGTTATCTTCAGGTTCGCACATCTTTTTCCAAATAAAATTGTGAAGGAAGTTTCCCTCATCGTCATAAAATTTCATGACAAACTTATAGTTGCCGTCACTATCCGTAGCAGTTTTATTTTTTCTAATTACACATCTCATTTTACGTACAGTGCTCCATAGTTATGATTGTCACCGCCCGATGAATACCAATGGAATGCATCAGCGTGCGTACCACTTCCACCACCACCCCAAGGGTTACCAGACCAACATGCGTTATACCACCAAGGATTTCCATTGTATAAGTTTGCACAGTTAGATCCGTATGTATCTTGGTCTACATCAGTTGCTGTGAAGTTATATGCGGGACTAGTCCAATAATCATATTGACCAGAACCTGGAGTTCCTAATTCAATAACTTCTCCAGATGCACCAACAGGAGCATATGCTGAGGTCCATCCACCATTCCAATCCCAGTATTGTCTCTTTGTGTGTAAGTTAGTCTGCCCCAACTCACATGCTGTAGTTGCAACAAACTGAGCAACTTGACCTGTTCCTGGATTGTTCGTAATAATGTCACTCCAAACAGGAAGACCCATTAACAAATTAAATGCTGACAGAGATTTGCCAAATCCATATTCTCCTCTATAGTTTGGTTGATATGCAGTGGAATTTGCGTATGTAAGACCCGAGACACTATTAGTATCTCTGCGATTTTGCAAAACTAATACCCATCCACCACCACGATACGCAGTGTCAATCCAAACTTCCATTGGAGAACCATTAACAGTTAACCAATACCACCCAGTAGGAGCAGATGGATTGATTGTTAAAAGTTCAGTAGAACTTGCAAGAGGGGCATCTGCAGTAAGTCCAGTTGCAGCATTTGCAATACCGACCCAAGAATCTCTAATCCATGCTTCTAGACGATTTAGAGTTGTATTATAGAACAACTCTCCAGACGCAGGGGAACTTGGACGGTTTCCTGTGCTCCCCTGAGGAATTTTTAATCTCCCATCCACCTGAAAGGTATGACCAGAGGGGACCCTAACCGTATTGCTATACGTTGAGAAACCCTGAATATCGTGTACCGAAATAGTGCTCATGGATTTAAATTAGACAATAGACCAGGAACCACCATCGGAAATGGTGATTGTCGTACCATTATTTATAGTGATAGGACCAGCAGACATGCAGTTATCGGTAGCGGCAACCGTAATGTTTTCACCGACTGTCTGGCGATTACGCTTGAAGACGCCGTAACTATCAATCCACTGAGCATCTCCAGAAGCTCTCAGAACAACGCTGTTCTGACCACTTACGAGTGTTGCGGCACTTAAGTTAATGCCACTCTTAGCCGTTACTTGAAGTGCATATGTAGTTTGGTTTGTAGTTGATGTGCCACCAAGAGTCATGGTGCCAGTGTCACTCAAATACATTATACTTTGATCGCTATCATTTCTCCAAATAAAGTCATCACCAGTTCTGAAGTAAGTGTGAGAGTTATTGGCAAAGTAGAATCTGTCCTGACCACCAGCATCTTGCAACCAAACGTTAACGGTAGAACCGAAGTATGGGAGGTTCAGTGCAGAATAACCATCAAGCAGGTCAGCGTTCAGATTGGTAACAACTGTGGTAGAAGCAACAGTGAATGGTGCAGTACCAGTTGCAGTAGTGGACTGGAAGGTAGTTGCCTTTGCAGTACCATTGACTTCTAATGGTTGATCTGGATCAGAAACACCAATACCAACATAGAATGTACTGGCACTCTGTCTGAAGTACATCATGTCAGTATCAACATTGGATGAGTTTCTCAGACCAACAATACCGACAGCTCTATCTCCAGTTTCTCTACCACCCTTGATATAAAGACCACGATCATTTCCGTAGTGAGTAAATCTAACGATCGAACCAGTATTATCACTGTCGCCACCAGATACAAAGTTTGCAACTTCAGCAAATCCAGTTCCAGTGGTAGAGTTGACAACTGCAAGTTTAGTTCCAACTGTTCCAGAAGCGTAGTTATTGTATGCGTTTACTACACCAATACCAAGGTTGCCATCTTTGAAGTGAACGTTATTGTAGAAGAAGGATGTTTCATCCCATCCAAGGTAACGAGTATCGTTACCAAATCTGATAGATCCTCTATTAGAATTTGCTTTACCCTTAATTGCAACTGAGTTAGTATCAGATTTACCAATCGTAAATCCGTTGGCATCACCGAGACTTAATGTAGTTGTATTATTTGTAAATGTACCTTGAGTGCCAGTGACAACAGCAGCGGTGATGTTTGCACTGGCATCTCTTCTAACAATTGTATTCAGAGTTGCAGAAGTGCTCTGAACATAACCATCGAGGAAGTGAGCATCCAGGGTAGAAGCAGAACCATCATTACCTTCGTGCCATACGGTGTTACCGTTGACAGTCAGAGAGTTTGCGTTGATTCTAAGTGTGCCCTGACCATTTGTACCAGAACCACCAGATACAATCAGACGAACATCATAGTCCCCAGCAGAACCACTAGAGCGGAAGTCGAGAGTTGGTGTGGAAGAAACTCCAGTCTTACCAAACTCAATGAAAGGACCATTTGCGTTATCTACAACAGAGAAGATCTGGGCAGAGTTTGCAGATAGTTCCTCTACAGAAGTTACAGTCCATCTAGAACTTCCAGAAGCATTAGGACCAACTAATCTAATATCAGCACCAGTCTGACTTGCAGTAAAGGTGATTGTTCCTGTAATTACACTATAGATTGAACCATCGCTACCAGTTCCTTCTACAACCGCATTGGCACCAGTGTCAACAACGATTGTACCAATATTCTGAATTGCTTGAGAATCTGAATATACGGTATATGTGGTGCCCGCTGTAATGTTACCACCAGAGTTAACAGTTACGTGGAAGTTTGGAATATAAAGTGCAAACTTACTTCCAGAACCAGCAACATAGAAGTTCTCAAGAACCCACTTGTCACGACCAAGAACCTCTGGTAAGAATTGTTGACCGATTGCACCATGTCCACGGTTGTCACCCACGTTATGACCAGACTGATACCAAAGACCACCCTGACCATCTAAGTAGAGTGCGTTTGGACCAGCGGTTGCATTACTAGCATGAACTCCCTTTCCAGCGACTGCGGGATTTGTATTTGGATCATCACGTCCATCATTATTTTCAGACCAAATCTCATACCAGTTACTATACGTAGAAGATGTACCACCCGTATCACCACGAATCCAAAGATTATTGTTGTCGGTAAATCCTAGTTGAGTTACTGCTCTGGATACACCAGTCTTTCTTCTATATGTTAAGACACCATGATCAGAACCACCATCAGCAAGACCAGTGGTAGTGTTATTTCTAAGGTGTGCCTGAATACCATGTGCCGCACCAGAAGGAGCGGGATTGGTGGTTGCACTTGCTGCCTCATTGTTTAGAGTTGCGGTATTAGTAGAACTACCAGTAATGTTGATAACATATGAACCGTTTGGATCTAGAACGGATGTGTTCAAGAATCCAGTTGTGAACAGGGATGCATTAGTGAGGTTTGCGGCAGAAAGCTTAATGCCAGCACCTTCAATGAATTCCGCAGTGAGACTGGATCCAGCGCCTTGATCAAGACGAACACTACCATCACTATCTACAATAAATCCAGCTTCTACATTTTGGTTCTGCAGAGACTGGTTAGCATCATCCTTGCGGAATCTGACTAAACCATAGTTACCCCAAGTGGTAACATTTTGAGTAATGTTGTTTGCTTTTCTTACGTCAATCCTGATGTTTCCGTAAGCACGATTGACTGTGCCCTTGACGCCAGTAAGGCTTGCTGCTTGAGATGGAGCTCCAAGTTCGGAAGGAACCGTAACAGTAAAGTCTGCAGCATAGCTCGAACCACCATCAGTAATGCTGACATTTGTAATTACGCCATTTGTAACCGTAAAGGTTCCTCTTGCACAATCATCACTCGCAGCGGTAATTGCATCACCATTTCCATCAACACCACCCTCAAGTGCTAGGTTCTGATAAAGTTGAGTTCCCGACTGTGGAGTATATCCAGTACCACCGTTATTGATAGTTACGCTATCAACGTAAGTGTTATCTTGGAGAGATCCACTAAGAACAATAGCATCTGCAGTATCTGGTCTAATAGATTGTAGAGCATATTCATAAGAAGAATCTCCTCTCAAGAATGTTAAGGAGTTTGCAACACCTCTAGATGCAAGACGCTCTGGGTCAATTGTACCAGCGACGATGTTAGAAGCATCAATGTTAGTGGATGTTAACTGTGTCCAGTTTGCAGCGTCGGATGCAGAGGTATTGACTACTCTGGTGAGGTCAATAATTCTCTTTCTGCTGACATTGCCACTTGTTGTGGATGCTGCAGTGGTTGTTACTTGGAACTCGTTGACATTGTTTACCGTGATAGTATAGAATCCATCTGGCGCAGTGCCAGAAGTAAAGTCAAGATATACAAGATCACTGTTGCCCAGACCATGACCATTTTCTGTAATTACGATTGTTGTGCCACCACCTTGAGTGTATGTTCCAGTTCCGTCATTGGTTCCAGAACCATCAAGAATAAAGTCACCAGAATCGAACTTGATATTATTTGCAATATCAATTGAAAGTCTACCTTCTACCAGACCACCAATAACTGCTTGAGTTCCTGATGCAGGTGGATTGATGGATACAGTTGGAGCACTGTAGTATCCCTTACCAATGTTGGTTATTGTGATACTTACAACAGAACCATTTACAATATTTGCTGTTGCTGCTGCTTGTACACCATTAACAGTATCATCAGGAGCACTGATTGTCAGAGTTTCTGTGGATGTTGTATATCCAGAACCAGCAGTGCTGATATTATATTGATATACTGCACCATCATTGTAACTTGTGACCGAACCTCTAGCGGTAGTTGAACTACCTACAATTAGACTAGAAATTGCGAAAGTATATCCACTATTAGGAGTAAATGCTAAGTATTGACTGTCTAAGTCATTCTCAAGGATATAGGAAACCGCAATACCCTGAGTTGTAAACTGCTGGGTTCCAGTTCCCTGAGAGGTCAAGTCAATTGCAGTTCCAGCAGTTGCATTTGCTTCGGACACTGCCAACTTGATTGTACTAGCATTAATTACAATCGCATAGTAATTGTTACCTGTAGCAATTCCGCCAATATTAGCAGTTCCCTGAGTGTAGGTTAACTGATCACCAGTTGTTAATCCATGGGAAGAAATTGTAATTTCTTCTGTGTTTGTGTTGACGGATGCAGGTGCAACGTTGAATGTTGTCGAAGATGTTTCAATTGCAATGTCACCAGCGTTGGCATCCTCAATTGCAAGACGCTCCTGGGTAGAAGCAACGGATGTGATATTGAAAGGACGAAGTGCTGGAATCTGGTCGATGTTAATCTTACCAGTTGCAGTCAACTGAACCAGAGCAGATGGAACTGCGTTAGTGGAATATGGTTGGTTCAGATATGGACCAAGGTTATTGGAGATGTAATCTCTAACAGAAGCCTGGGTTGGCAGAAGTTCATCCGATGCAAAAGAACCACCAAGGTTATCATCTTTAGAGAAACCAGTAACAGTAATATCACCACCAGTGATCTTAATGGAAGTCAGTTCGGAGATTGCAACTGTACCAACAAAACTGATAGCACCTGTTCTGTTGAAGATGGTAACGAAGTCACCGACCTTAAAGTCACCGAATTCATTAGTACCAGAGGTGTAGACCTGACCGAAAGATTCTTCCGAAGCTTCAAAAGCAGATCCTCTACCGACACCACCGTTCTGTGGAAGAGCAGCATAAGTGTTACCAGATCCAGAGTATTCCCAAGTGTGGGAAGAAGAGTTAACAATCGATGGTCTGTGTAATTTAATAGTAGCACCTACCAGTGGAGAAGATGCACCTCCAGCAATATTACCGTTAGCGTAACTGAATACAGAATTGTCGCTCAGTCTAGTTAGATTTAATGATTGGTTTGTTGTAATCTTTGCGGTAATTTGACTACCAGGAGATCCACTAATAACCTCAGTTTCCAGAATGATAAATTCAACCGTAGAATTAGTATTTGTAAACTCATCAAATTTGATGATGTAGTCTTCGATTGGTACATTGGTTAGAGATGGCGCTGTAATAGTAATCTCTTGTCTACCAGTAAAGACGCCACTATTCAACTGGGTCTCTTCATTATCTACACTTGTAACAACAGCAACATCAAATGGATATGGATCAGCACGATAACCAGTAGCACGTAGAGCATATGTACCAAAGTTAGATGCCGAGTTGGTTACGGATGCATAACCACCAGACTGACAAACAATGCCATCCTGGCAGAAGATAGCAAACACAGAAACCAACTGTGTATATCCATCATTAGTAACGTTATATGCAGTACCACCGAAGGAAATAATCGTGAATGCCGAAGCAACCATCGATTTACCTTGGGGTTCATACAATGCAACAGTTTGACCTAGACTATTCGTCTTCAGACCAGGACGAGGTACGTTAGGTGTTGCAACTTTAGCACCATCAATCTCACAACCAGAACCACCACGGAAGGAGATCAGAGAAGAGTTCTGGATGTATGGAGATGCTTCAACAATTGGAAGATCCAGGAAGGTATTCAGCAGTGGGAAGCTATAGGAACTTGCTCCCTGCTCTGTGATAATTGGATCTGGATTTGTGATTGCAGTATATGCAGTAGAGGTGCTGAGAACTGTATCGAGAATCGACCAGTTAGTTGTCAGTGCAGATACAACGTTCGCACACTCTGGAGAAGATGGATCTACTGTTACTGCACCATTTGCTACTGGAGCAATCTGAGAAAATTCACCAGCATTTAAATCATTTCTGATTGCCAGAATGCAAAGTTCTTTTGCTTTGTTGAAGACTTGTCTAGAGAAGTCAATCTCATTGGCAATGAATTGAACAACACCGCTAGCAATATACCTATTTGCTGCCTCAGCGGTCTTAGAGTTGCCTGTATAGCGCAAATCATGCTGGAATGCTCTAAGGACCTTCAGAACGTCATCCAGGCACTGCTGATCGCCTTCTGCGTAGGTTCTGACAATACCATTGAGGTTGCCAGGAGAACCAGTGCTACCAATTGCCTGAGTAACAACAGCAGTCAATGTTGTGATAGAAGAAGCAACGTCTTGACACGCTGGGTTTTGGATATCTTGGGTTACTGTAGCATCCTTAACCTGAGTATATGCACCGAGGTTGTAAGTCGTAAATGCAGAATCGAATGTCTCGTTACGCATTGCTGCGATTGCGAGATCTCTAGCGTAGTTAAAAACGATTACAGATTCATCTTCTTCACCAACAACGTGAGCACCATCAACATAATACTTAGCAGCATCATAGACTTGATCGTTGCCACCAAAGGTGAGGTTGTATGCAAGTGCATTAAGGAAGTCAACTGTGTCATCCTTGCAGGATTGATTACCAGTTGGGATTGTGAATGATTCTTCAGCAACCATTCTTTCGACTGCCATTTCGGCAATCATTACACGGTTGGCAAGGATCAGAGACGATGCATCAGCATAACGATCAGACTGAGGTTTACTACCAGGAGTTACATGTGGAAGTGGAGTTGTGAAATCTACAGTACCAGTTTCTCCATCATTGTTGCTGTTTGCAAGGGTGATGGTAAAAGTTCTGTAGTCTGGGGTATCAGATACAGTATATCCACCATCAGTAAGAGCACCGCTCCAGGTAAATGTATATGCACTTAAAGCATATACTGTATGACCGAGAGGAACCGTTACGGTAAGAGTTGTGCCAGAAATACTGTAAGAACCAGATCTTGTATTAGCAGAAATACTAGAATAAGAAGTGCCACCAATAGGAATTTGAGTTCCTCTGGTGCTAGAAGATGTATGGTGAGATTTTACAAAAGCGTATGCTTCTTCAGCAATAAACTCTTGGTTTGCTCTGATTGCTTCTGCACCGTCTCTGAAACGATCTGTTTGAGTTACAGCATCAAATGTATATGGAGAGTTTGCTAGAGATGCTAAAACGTAGTTGCTGGCAGAAATTACAGTCTGATCACCAGTTGGATTGAGGCTGGAATTAAATACCGAGTAATTACCTCTTACAACAAAAGCGATAGAGAATCCGTCAGCCCTTTCAATTCTATCAGTTACATACTTTCTACCATTCAGATCTTCAAGGTTGTCTAAGACACTGAAAGTACCAGTTCTAGTTGCAAAGTCTGGAGCTTTGAGAGAAATACGAACAGTTCCAGATGGTGCATCATATGCACCTCTACCCATACCAAGAGCAGTGTTGCCAGGGAGGGATGGGAAAGAAGTTCCAGTAGTAAATGTATCAATATGATATGTCTTACTTGTTGCTCCACCAGTGGAGAATATGAATTTGAGACCAGCTTCACCTAAAGTGGTGAGGTTGCCCCAGAAAGAGTTTACAACTCCAGTATCTACACTAGAGATAGTACACTCGATAGTATCTGCACTCTGACTATAAGAATAAACCGCAGACCCACCAAAATCAATTACAGAACTTGCGAATCCATACAAGTTTACTTCTTGCCCAATCTCATAATCATGATATGCATCTGATGCAAGAGTTATAATAGGACCATTGTATGCTTGTACGGTATTTAAAGAAGTATCAACACTCGATACAGACAGAAGTTTTGAAGATCTCTCAAATCTTTGGAATCCTTTACCAGAAGAAGTAATCGATCTGAGGATAGGAGCATCCACTCCAGATGCATTCTTATTAGTTGCGTCTGCTGGAGTATTTGCTAATTGGATCCAGTTTACATCTCTCGAATATACCGCATACTGACTATTATCAACAAGGTTTCCGATAGTACCAGACTTAGATGCTCTGTAGTATACCTGTTCGCCAGTAGTAAGACCATGCTTTTCGATATAAATCGCATTAGCACCAGGACTAACTTTACTGAAAGTTAAATAATGAATTCCTGTTCCAGTATTGGTGATATCAAGTCTTCCTTGCTTAGTGGAAGATCCAGCATCAAAATTAGAATTAGTGAAGTTATCGTAAAGTTCAAATGTATTTGGAGAGAGGACACGAGCATAATATGTTGTCCCATTAATGAAACCTGGAATGTTTGCATTCCCATCGTTGTCATATACGACTGCCGCGCCAGTGAATAGACGATGACCATTGATGGTGATTAGATCACTAGCAGCATTTACACCAGTAGCACCGTTGAGGAGAAGTGTCTCACTCTCAGAATCTACGGTGTGCTGATAAATCTGGTTAGAAATAGTTTCTAATTCTGGACGTAAAGACTCTACGTCGGTTAGAGGAGCCTGATTGGATGCCCCTGCACCAGACTCCACAATGCTTTGGGAATCTACGTCGTAGAAAATATTTTCAGTATCGCTGAATAAGTCATCAACACCACTAGTTACTCGTACAGTAACTGTACCAGTTAAAAACTCAAAACTTGGAGTTACTGATCCATCGCCAGTATATGTTACTGCTGTTACGATACCAGTAGTTCTACTAGTCTCACCTAATACTGCATAACCGATTTGGAGGTCGCTTGCTTGAGTACCAGTATTGTCTCTAAATGTTAGCAGTTGGACGTTTTCGCCTCTATACTTGTCTCCAGGTTGTGCTGGAATTTGAGCGAGTTCTGGCTCATAATACAATCTCTGCTTATCATCAAAAACGAATGCATATTTCCAAGTGAACAGAGTTGCACTATATGGATCGTTTGGATTCTGAAGAGCATCTCTGAAAGTCACACCATTGACATACGTCTCGTTAGACGCCTTAATCATGTGGCGATCACCATTCAGAGGTCTAACGACAACTCTACGGAGGTTATCACCGATCAGAGAGCAGTTTCTTGGAAGAGTGATTGGGTTATCTTCTAAGTATTCACCACCAGAAACGATGATGGATACATACTCATCACCATCAGTGGGAACTGCTGCTTGTAAACCATATGCAATCTGTGCTGCTTTTTTGATGGTTGCAACAGGTCTTGCTGCAGATCGACCATCATTATCATCACTACCAATAGTAGAAGATACGTATACACGACCACCAGTGTCGTTGGTGGCGACTTTATATACGAAGTCTGTGGTTGCAATACGTCTTGACTGATCACTCAGTTCTGGAGTGTCTGCTGTTGGGTAGAATGTAGTACCGAAATCTGGACTGGTTACGTCGGTATCCGTATAATTGACAAGATTGGGCGCACGAAGATTCAGTGCTGGGTTGACAATCGTACCAATATCCAGGTTGATAATACGTGCAGTATCAGAAATAATCGAACGAGTAGTTCTGATCTGACCTTCAACATCAAGTTCAAATTCTGGGTTGGTGTTGTTAATACCAACACGAATATCACCAACAACGTCTTTGGTTACAACAATTGCGGCATCTGAAGATGCCCCAGTACCAATAGAAATTGCAAGTTTCTCGTCAGTATTAATTTCTAAGGATCTTCTTACTCTATATGAAAGAGTATTACCTGCCGTAATCGTGCCGCTTGCACTGTCAGTAAGAGTAAAAGTATCTGCGTCTACTACTGTCGCTTCATAGATGCCGTTTGTAGCGCCACCAGAGGTTACGTCAACCTGCAAATCTTCACTTCTGATGAACCCGTGTCCAACAGAAGTTACTGTAATGGTAGTACCCTGTCTGTAATAGGTAGCGTTTCTCCAACTACCAGTGGCAACTACACCAGAACCTTCAATTCTTTGCTGTTCAGAATTAATTTTGAGACTCATTTATGTGTACTCCGATGCCTTAAGATACGACAGTGATTTCTAAGATACCGACCCACTTTACAGTGGAGGTTGATGAAACAGATTCAACTTCAAAAGTAAAGAATGGTGCCCCACCAATCTGGAATGGGTCTGGAGTTACACTCCAAGTTTCTTGACCAGGAAGATTTTCAGTGACTACATTTTGAAAAGTAGATGCCACAGTTGGAAGACCAGTGCCATCGGTAGTGACAACTAAATCATGATGACTTGCATAAACATAAGTGTTAGTGGTTGTTTCTTGACCAAAAACTCTTGCTGTTACGAAAGCAACCGTATTATTTGCCAAAGCAGGAACTGATGTCGTCTGAGCAGTTCCACCATCAAACGTCAACTGAGATGTATTGGTGGTAGGATCTGTGATTCTCTTCATGATATAGAGATCCTTATTAGCGTCAGTAAACTGATCGCTAACCATATGCATTGCGGAGATGTTTTTTAGCGCATTATCGGTATCTAATACCTCAGTTGCACCCACCGCAAAGCCACCAATTGACGAGAAGTTTTTGGTTGCCATGTCTTTATGTTACCTTAGGTTATTTATACCTTGACCTTTGTAGTTGTGAACCTACCAGTGAAGGAAGTGGACGAAGTTGCAGCAGCAGATTTTGTCAGATTGACCTGAACATTGTTACCAACAACCACAACATCTGCATCCACCAAATCATTGGCAGAGGTTACAGAGTTTGTGATAGTTGCATACGCTGTTGTACCAGATGCTGCACAAACCGAGGTAACTTCAAGCATATGAACCTTACCATCATCACTTTCAATTGTAACCAAACTCTTAGCCCCTTTATAAGAAGTTTTATCAAATTGAACGATAGTAGAAGATGCGCTGAAGGAAGAAAGTTCACCACCTTCCACCCTACAATCAACCAATTCTACAAATTTAGCTGTACTGTCAAATACTGTCAGATAAGATTCTGTACCAGAGTTCCAACCACGGTTAATCTTCCAAGCTGCTTCTGCTCCATTACCATCAAGACTAATAAATGGTTTGCTGTCAAGTTGAGTTATAAAATCTTGCTGGAGAATGTCAAGTCTTGCATAAGAATCTGCAGTATTTGCAATAGCAGTAACTGGGAAACTAACGTTATTAGCAGGAGATGCTCCCCCTAATGTTCCCCCATCAATAGTAATAATTTCCCCGACTTCATAATTGGATCCAGCAGCAACGAGAGTTACACTCTGGACAGACCCTGCAACATCAATAACAACATCAAATGTTGCACCAGATCCTTCAAATTGTGAGGAAGTCGTTACTGAATTAAAAGTTGTAGATGGAGTATATGCTGCTGCCGTAGACGTAATGGATCCAATAGTAGCAACTTCACCCAAAATAGCAACGGACTTAAGTCTAAGACCTCCAGTGATTTCCAAATCCTTTTGAGATCTTACTTGAATGACAGAAGATCCAAGGGTCTCAACATTCAATGGATTTTGCCCAAAAGTTACTCCATTGAGAGTGAGAGTTCCGCTAGTTTCAAAAGTCTTAGCTGTATAGAGTTTGAACTTGTCTTGAACGATATCAAGACTGTTTACACCCTGGTTATAGAAGAAGAATGTATCTTCACCGCTACCAGGAGAAAGTTCTGTAAGGATATATGTATCCTGGTTTACGTCACGGACCCCACCAAGAGAAACAAAGTCAGTTCCGTTATAACCTTCAAACTGCAATTGGGTGGTGTTAAATCTAACAGCACCAACTTTTCTATCAATAGCATCTGGTCTATCATTAGTTGTACCAGCTGGGATGATTAAAGAAGAATTTGTGTCAATCCATACATCTTTATTGGAGGATGGTTTAATTCTAATTCCAAAACCTTCAACTCTCGTAACTGTGATAGTTTGACCAGATCCCGCACCAACCACTCCAGAATCTAAAGTGATGGTTTCATTCACTACATAATTGCCACCACCAGCACTCTTGGTTAGAGTTGTGATATTACCAGTTCCATCTACTACAACAGTAAATTCTGCTCCTGTTCCAGATCCACTACCCGTCCCACTTACATTTGTATAAGATCCAGGAGTATATCCAGTTCCAGTTCCAGTTAATGTGAATGCAATCAAACTTCCAAAAGAAGATGCTGCACCCAAAGAATTATTTCCTACTGTTCCATTGTACAGGAACAATTCAGAATTTACAGTAAGAGTTCCCTCTGTAAAGGTATCTCCCGAATCGCTCTCTACTCTGAACTTTTCGGTAGATCCATCAGTAATTGACAGATGTGAATCTACTCCTCCTGTGATAGTAAAGTTACCAGTTCCTTTAGGTATAAAATTAATACCGACATTGGTATCTGTGCCAATTGCTTCAATGGAAGCATCATTGTTAATTCTGAGTTGAGTAGCTGCATCACCAATATCTACACTTTCTCCAACCGCATTGATTTTAAAGAAGGGGGTTGGCTCTGTAAGATTTTGATCGACAACCAAATCCAATGACAGATCAAAACCAGTTCCACTAATACTGCCTCTTTGAACTCCAGAAACAGTTAAACCAATGTCATCAGATCCAGCTCGATATAAACCAGTAGTGCTGGAATTTTGGAATGTTATTGTTGGAAGTACATCGGTTCCATCCTGGAATTTGATATTTGCATTATCAATATCATTATCATTACCAGTAGCAATAATATTATTTGGGAAAGTTGCATTTCCAACAACATTCAAAGTTCCATCAATTTGAGTATTACCACTAACTCCTAAAGTTCCAGCAATTTGAGTATTACCAGTAATACCATCTACATTAAATTTGTTTATATTGATGTCAAGAGATCCGTCTTGTTCAATAACAACATTTTCACCACTAAACTTACCATCGTATCCAATTCTGAATACATTTCTTTCAGTGACAGATCCTACACTGATTTCAAAATCAGTTCCTGATCCATTATCTAAAACTGATGGTGGAACACTGATAAGATCACCAACTTTAAAGTTTCTTCCCGCTTCACCTACGTTTGCTGCTACTAAAAATCCAGCTTTGTTTACAGTGAACTGGAATCCAGATCCACCACCAGCACCAACATCAGCATCATCTACGGAAAGAACATCACCGACTTGATAACCACTACCATTTAAAGAAATATTGGATACTGAGCTAATAGAAGTGTCGTTAGAAGTAATCGCAAACGACATTCCAGATCCACTAAAGACCCCACCTCCCTGATCTCCAATTTGGAATTTGTCAATATATACGGTTTGACCTACTCCATAATCATCACCTTGATTAGTGAAAGTTACATCAGTGACAACTCCACTTGCAACAGTTACATCCGCTATCAATCCACTACCGTAAGTTCCCGTAGCTCCCGTGGAAGTTGTAACGCCACCAACTCTACCCATACCAATACCATGGGAAGTGCATCCATAATCATAAGGAGAAGAGGTTGCATATGTCTTTACAATAACCTCTGCGTATGCGTCTGCAGTGCCAGCAGTTCCAATATTCGTTACGCGAATATGATCCCCACCATTTTGATCTGATGGAACATTTAACAGCGTGAATGGATGACCATTATTTGATGCATCAGCCTGGACAAACTTATAAGTATTTCCTCTAACGAAATTCAATACTGGTGTTTCAGTACCATTTACCAAAAATCTATCTGCTGTTCCTTGAGCACCAGTTCCGAGAAGAGTTGCAGATGCACCACCAGAAGATGTGATAGTTTCTGCATCTACAAAGGGACCATTTGTAACACTAGCAAAATAAAGATTTGCAACGTTATAAGTTACACTATCAATGATTACTCCAGTAATTACTGCAGATGCTCCACCAGCACCAGTTACAGTTTGACCAACAGCAAACGTTCCACTAATACTACCAGAATCCAATCCCAAACTTACTCTAGATACAACAGTTAGGGTATATGTTGTCGTGGGATTATTTCTTAGTGTTACTCCTGGATAAGTTCCATCTACATATCCACTACCCGCAGTAAGAGTTCCACCAAGACCTACAATAGTGATATCTGCCGAAGAATTAGTTCCACTGCCTCCAGTAAACTGAACTCCAGTATATGTACCAGGAGCATATCCAGATCCACCTTGGGTAATTGTACCATCAACGGATTGGATATCTAATGATAGTGTTCCATCACTACCAGATCCTCCAGAAATAGTAGCTGTGGGTGTGGTGGAGTATTTTTCTCCAGCATTTATCAAAGTTACACTGGTTACAATGCCAGTAGTCTCATCAATTGAAGCCTCAGCTGCAGCATCAAATAATGGAGATCCTCCCGTGAGAGACACTGTTGGAGTTTTGATATATCCCCTACCATTATTGGTTAAAGTAATAGAATTAATTACATATCCAAGGGTAGTCGTCGCTGCACCATTAGTTGCATATCCACTATCGACCAAATTTGGAACTATAGTTAATGTTGGTGCTGAAGAATATTTACCTCCAGAATCTGCAGTAATAGAAGTTACACCAGATCCTACAGTGAATGATATGTTAATTCCAGTTCCACCTCCACTTGGAGTAACTAATACTGCTCCATCAACGTGTCCAGTTCCCTGGTCCGTAATTGTAATTGCAGTAATAGCACCAGTAATACCATCTACTGTTGCTGTACCAGTTGCCTCAACACCAATGAGTTTATGTGTTTCTGCTTGACCACTACCTCCATTCGATGTGAGGTTAATTACAGATCCACCTTGAGTTGCAGATAATTTTAGTTTTCCATTTGTGATGTCAAGTTCTCTTACATAATAAGTAACACCGTCTGTTAATCCAATATTTAATGTGCCACCGTCTTTATCGTATACAACTCTGTCATTTACAGCAAATGGAGTTGATCCAATAGAAATCCAATCACCAGCACTTTCTACCGACAAATCTGTAGAGAAAGAAAACTCAGATGGTGGACTAAAGGTTACTGCACCTGCAGCATATCCACTTCCACCACTTTGTAGAGCATAATCAACAATTCTACCAGTAGAAGATCTAGAGATTGTAAAGTTTGGATCTCCGCCTCCATCTGCGGTAGTTCCGTTGATGGTGATTGTTGGATCTGTGCTGAATCCAGCTCCAGGATTTGTTATGACTACATCCTTAACTTGACCAATAGTTTCTAAAGCGACTGTTGCAGTTGCTGGGTCAAATGGTTCTGATCCAATGTCTACGTTTACGGACCCTCCAGGATATCCACTTCCTTCAACATCAATGGAGATTACGTTGATACCTGTAGTTTGCAACAGCAAATTGTTGTAGGATGCTGTTGATGCAGAACTAACTTTCTGAATTTCAATGCCATTTAAAGATGTAGCGATTGAAGTATTATTTGGTCCTTCAATTCCAAGTAATTTTGATGTATTGAAAAAGTTAGTTTCTGTAGTAATTACCTCTGCATTCAGCAGGATGTCCTCATTTGTTGAGGGATCAATAATAATATTACCAGAAGTAGAACTTAAAGTATTTCCAGAAAGTCTAAGATTTCCAGTCTCTACGAATGCTGGGAAGATTCTGGTAGTACCAGTTGGATCACTCAGAGTGATGTTTGCTGCTTCCTGTGCAGTGCTAGTGGACTGAAACTGAACGTTACCTGTCTGTTGATCAACTATAAATGCATCACCAATTCGGAAGTCGCCCTTCTCGTTAGTTGCAGAGTAGAAGATACGACCACCATTGGTCTCGGTTACTTCATTTGCAGGAATAGCAAGGTCTGGGTCGTTTGTAAAGTCTGCACCAGAACCAATGTATGCAAAGTTATGTCCTGTCAGTAGAAGTTTAACACCAGCACCATCGGCAATAGCACCCTTAGTGCCATAGATGTTTGCAGAAGCAATAGAACGCAACTCAGCACCAAACTGAGCATAATCAGCGGTCAGTAAGGATGTTGCAGAATCTCCGCCGCTGGAACGAATATCTTTTACGCCCTTCCCGCTATCTGTAATAGTTGTGGAACCATCAGTACCATCAAAGTGGAGGAGAAGGACCGTAAAGAGGTCAGTTGTAAATGCTGCGGTTGGAGCAGTGAACGCACCAGTGTATCGTGCAGATGCTTTGGATACACGAACTTCGTCAATATGTC